TCCGATACAATCAAGGATCGGATGCTCAGAAAGTACGGGATTTTCCTTGGCGATTTTGTGCCGGACTATGTGAGAGTGGAGATCTTGCGCGACTATTGCGGTTTGAGGGTGTCAGAGATCGGGGTTGTAGACAAGTAAGCCTTTTGGCGCGGCGGGGCGGGGCGAGGCAAGGCGGGGCAAGGCAGGCTAAGAAAAAAGGAACAGTTAATGCCGGAGCAGTTATGGTCAACAATACATTGGGTAGCAATTATTTTCGCTATAGGCTACTGGTTGCGACAAATAACCAGACAAATTGTTCAGGCAATAACAAATAATGTCGAGCAAACTCACAAGCATAAGGTAGTCCTTTCTAAAAATATAATGAACGAGCTGTACATCATTGTTATGGCCACATCGAAGCAATTCATTCAGGCTCGTGAAGTAAAGGCTGAAAACATCAAAAAAACCATCGAGGCAGTGAGAGCCGCTGTAGAACGACTCACGGACGATTTCTTGACCGATAAGGGCGATCTGGAAAAATCATGAACAAGCTTTCGGCTCTCACGCAAGCACTATCGTCGGGCTACCAGGTAGCAAAGGGTTCGTGGGATTCTATTTTTCTGCGGAATATTCCTTACGACCTTGACCAGGGGGCCACCAAGGATCCATACAAAAAATCAGATATCGTCTATGTGTGCATATCAACTACGGCGCGGGCAATTTCACAGGTTCCGCTCATTGTAGAGCAGTGGAAAGGCGAGAACACCTGGGAGGCCGTGCCGAGCAATCATCCTTGGCAAGCTCGATTGGATAGGCCTAACTACTTAACCGATAAATACACATTCATGGAAGGGGTCATAGGACACCTACTACTTAACGGCAACGTGTGGTCGTTGCCGTTCCCGCCTGGGTATAACGGAGTCCCGGATTCTATATGGACAATAAAGCAAACCAACATTGAGAAGCGAACTGATAAAACAACTGGGAATCTCATTGGCTGGCAGTATAAACCGTCCAGCTCAACTAGTATCCCCCTTGGGTTTAACGAAGTGGCACACGTCAAGCTGTGGAACCCAGACGATTCTATCATGGGGCAATCGCCACTTGAGGCTGGGGCAATTTCTATTCAGTCTCACTACAAGGCTGCAAAATACAACGAATATTTTTTTGACAATGGCGCTGTACCAGGCGGGGTGCTTTCTACAGACCAAATCCTTAGGGATAAACAATTCGAGCGGGCGAAGCAACAGTTTGAGTCAAGGCACCAGGGATTTTCCAAGGCTCACCGGGTAGCGGTGCTTGAGCAAAACCTGAAATACACGCAAGCCGGTCTGTCTCAGGCCGATATGCAGTTTCTCGATCTGCAAAAGTACAGCCGGGAAACAATCCTGCAAATCTATGGCATGAAAAAGGCCATCATCAGTGTTACAGACGATCTGAACCATGCGACTGAGAGGGGGCAGCGTAAGCAGTGGTGGCAAAGCACGCTTTTGCCTATCATGAGGCTGGTAACGAGTGCGTTTAATTTTATTTTTTTCCAACAAATATCTAACCTTAGGATTCGATTTGATACCAGCAAAGTCGAGGCGCTTCAGGAGGATTATAATCAAAAGGTAGGTACCGGGAAACAGCTTTTCGATATGGGCGTACCGTTTAACGCTATCAATGACAAGTTGGAGCTTGGCTTTGACGATTTTGCCTGGGCGGATATGGGATACCTTCCTGCTGGTCTGATACCGGCTACCATGGCAGGGCAGAATCAGGCACAGCAGGCATCATCCACGCCACCCAAGAAATCGAGCTATGAGGTCGCACAGGCCGCGACATGGGACACTCTGTGGATCGATACGAATTACAACACTGTCGATACTGTCGATACTGTCGATACTGATAGCCCTTACATCGAGGTGGTCAAGAACAACCTCGATGACTACATACAAAAGGTTTGGGATAGTGTCATGGCTGTAACCGAGCCGATTGAGGCCAGGTTTGAGTCAAAAATCAAGCGGCTATTTTTTGATATGCGAAAGCAATCGCTTGGCCTGTTGTACAAAAAAAGCGTCGAAGACCTTGAAGGCGCAAGCTTTGGCAAGGCTGCTACGCAGATGAGTGAGTATGCATATCCGTTTTATATTGACGCTCTTAATGCTGGGTCTGAATCGCTTGCGGGCGAGCTTGGTATTGTCATTAATCTGAATCTGAATGACCCAAGAGTCCAAGAAGAGCTTTGGAACTGGAGTATTAAAATTCGAGGAACGGTAGGAACGGTCCGAAGACAAATAAACGCTGTGTTACAGGGAGGATCAGAGAGTGGCTTGTCAATCGACCAGATAGCCGATTCAATAAAACAAGTATTCAATGTAGCATCGAGCCGGGCCAGAACCATAGCAAGAACAGAGATTGTTGGGGCATCCAATTTTGCCAGGTCTTATCAGATTGAGCAAACGAGCTTTCAAGAAAAGCAATGGTTTACCGCGATGGACGAAAGGGTGCGCGAAGATCACAGGCAAATGCACGACAAGAAGACGAAGGTCGGCGCAATGTGGATTTTGCCCAGCGGAGCCTCATTGAGGTATCCCGGTGATTGGAGGGGTCCAGCGAAAGCTATTATCAACTGTCGATGTATTGAAGTAGTAGTGAAGGAGCTGTAGCAATTTAAAATAACACAAAATTCGGGGCCTTCTCGGTCGGCGGACTGAGAAGCCGCAAGGGATAATTAAAGGGGATTAACGTGGAGTCCACGACGGGCATTATTGCCTGCTTCAAGTTACGTCCCCTTTTTTTATTGCCCCCGAGCTAATTTTTCAAGGAGGGCCAAACGAAATGGCGCAACATCTCTTAGATGCACAAGGGAACAAGGTTAAGCACAACGGCGAAGAGGTGTTCACATCTATAGCCCGGGACTGTGTGAAGACTGTTGACATGGGAAAGCGCAGGCTGGTTATGACGGGCTCTGACGAAACGAGGGATCGAGACGGCGATATCTTATTGGTTAACGGGTGGGAACTCGAAAACTATTTGAAAAATCCGGTAGTACTGTGGGGGCATGATCGGCACGCCCTTCCAATTGCGGCATCTGAAAAGGTTATAAAACGGCGTAATCCTCCACGTCTCGATTTTGTATGGAAGTTTCCTACCGAAGGCCTGCACCCGTTTGCCGATGTGGTTCTCGGACTCTATAACGAAAAGATTTTAAATGCTTCAAGCGTATCGTTCAAGTCAAAAAAATGGGAGGATCTGGAGCCTGACCCGCACGAGACAGGTAATCCCATTTTTGGGCATATGCGAGGGCGCAAGTTCACCAAACAAGAATTGCGCGAGATTTCCGGCGTAACCATTCCTGCCAATCCTAATGCGCTGCAACGGTCATTGCAAAGCGCCGGACAAATCAAGGCGATAAGCAAAGCTTTCAAGGGAGACCTCAATGTTTTGATTGAATACCTCGTGGGACAAAAGGCTTTTGAGGTTTCAGAGTCAACCAGCGAGGCAGTTCTTGAGCACATGGCGTGCGTAGGAGGCCAGTGCAGGTACGAGGAAGAAACGTCAACGAGCGTACAGGTGCCGGATGATCTGGATGGTGGCGCAGACTGTGGAGACGACAAGGCTGAGCAAGCTGGCGCTGGGGAAGATAGTAAAGAGCAAAAGCGAATCTCCGAGCTTAAAGCTGAACTCGAAACAACCAAAAGCGACGTCGCCATCCTGATAGAAAAGCTGTCAACTCAGCCGAGCAACGAGAAAATCGCACGATACTTGACTGCGGTTGACGACAAGAAACGATCAGAGCTTATCAGCCGATTTATCACCAAAGAACTTACTACATCATGGCTTATAGCACGGAAAGACAGTGCGGAGGTGCAGGACATTTTGTCTAATGTGCTTTCACAGCGCGGGCTACCGCTCTACGAAGAGGTTCTCAGCCGTACAGTCGGCAATGAGCAGCCTCAACAACAGCAACAACCAGCCGGTGAGACACAGCAAAGGCAAGACGACCCGGCGAAAGACGACAAACCTAAATATGATCCGGCGAAGCTGCAAGCGCTTGCGGAATCAGTGAGAAAACTTAGCGCTGCGATCAAGCAGCTTCAGGAGGGTTAAATAATGAAGTTTTTTACCAAAACAGAGGATGGACGGTTGGTTGAAGCAACCGCCGAGCAGTACTGTAGCACGGATGTCACGCTGTATAATGGCGAGGGCGAAAAGTCTGATCGGAAGTCTACCACAAAAGACCCGGTTCAAGAGCTTCAGGGCGTAGTTACCGAGCTGATGGGTAGCGTGACCGATATGAAAAAAGCTCATGATTCCGCACAGGAAAAGCTTGCAGCTTATGAGGAGGCGGCCAGGCGAGGGTTCCCTATCGGTATCCCGGTATCGGAATCCCAAGAGAATAGTAAATATTTCTGGGGCTACGAACTTGCACGCCAGGGCAAACGCCTTATGGATAAGAGCCATTTCACCGGGCACGTCATTGAAGACAATGCCAAACGAGAGGAAATGGCGAAGTTCTTCATATTGTGGTTCAAGTCCAACCATGGCGATCCGGTTGACCGCATAAAGGCGTATTCTCATCTGCGTGACATGTTCCCTCCGAGCGATTTTCAGAAAACGGCTGTCGGTGATTCAGGGAATGTCTTCCCGGTTCCCGATATCGTTGAGGAAGAAATTTTCGCGTTCGCCCGTGAGCAGTCCGTGGCCCTTCAGAATGCCCGCATTTGGGAGATGACTTCTGAAAAGCAAAGTTTCCCGCAGGAGACCGGCTCTGCAAGCGTATCGTGGGGCAATACGACCGGCAACAGTGATCCGACCATATCGGAAGTTGAGCTTACCGCTGAAGAGCTTTCGGCTTATACGGTCGTAAAAAACATGACGCTGGCTGATTCACGGTCGGATATCGTGTCATGGCTTACCTCAAACATGGCTGAAGCTGCTGGACAAGAGCTTGACAACGTAATGTTCAACGGTGACGGTACGAGCGACTATGCATCATGTTCCGGCATTCTGTCTGCTGCTTGCGGATACTCGACTGTTATGAGTTCCGGGTCTACAGCCTTCAGTAGTCTTGATGCCACCGTATTGTCTGAAATGATTTCCAAACTAGATGGTCTCAAGAAGCAGGGCGCGCGGTTCTGGACTAATGGGGTGAATCTGCACCACGTTCGGAGCCTGAAAGATGCTCAGGATAGGCCGATATTCATGGAGACTGTTGGTGCCCCGGTAAGCGGCACAATATGGGGATATCCATACAGCGAGGTAATCAAAATGCCTTCGACTTCTGCGGCGAATACTGCGTTTATAGCGTTCGGGAATGCTAGATACTTTGCAATAGGGCGAAGGCTTGGATCAACCGCCTTACAGGTAGATCCTTACGGGCTGTGGACCACAAACCGCACCCGGTACAAGATCTACCAGAGGTACGCGCTTTCAATATCTATGGCTAATGGTTGGGTGCGCTGTCTTACAGCGTCTTCGTAATATTTCCGCAAGGAAACCCTCAAATTTATTAGAGGGTTTCCTTGCGGTTAGCGATCCTTTCCATTCAGCATCAGCAAAGGATAGAAAATGGCAAAGAAAAGTTTATCGCCTACGATGGCGCCCGCAAGGCAAGAGCGGGAACGGCAAGACCCAAGCCAAGCGGAAGAGCCTGCCAAGAACCAAGCGATAGTCAAGTGTGCACATTGTGATGCACTGCTTATGCTTTCGCTGAATATACCGCTTGACGTCCGCTGTTCGGTCTGCGGATGCACTGAAATGATGTTTCAAAAAAAATTTTTACTGAACTGCGTCAACTGCGACCACATAAAATACGTGAAGCCTGGGGAGCAAGTCAATGTTGCCCACCTATGCAAGCTGACCGGTAAGTTAGGGGCAACCTACATCATCAAGTGAGCATCGAACAGGTTGTGCAATGTCGATCATTCAGATAAAATGCGCGAAGTGCAACCGGGGCTTTTCGGTAACCCAGGGAACGACTGTGGGTATGGCCTGTCAGTCGTGCGGGCCAGCCAATGTGGTTTTACTGTGGGATGGACATACCGATGTAGCCGGGACGTGCCCAAGTTGCGGGCGTTTAACGATTATCCCGACTGGGACAGAATACAAGTATCGGTGTGAGTCAAAGAATTGTAAAACCCGTTACATCCTCAAGCTTTTCGATCCAGGCAAACTTGCCAATGCCCCGCTCCTCGATGCTGTGCAGCAATCCGCAGGCAATAGCTCGGAACCAGAGCAACCAAATCCCACCACAAAGGTAAGCGCAGTGGTGCTGTGTCTCAACAAGCTCGATCTTACTAAGCGATGCATCGAACATATCAGAAAGTCAACTGTCCCGTGTGAGATTGTCCTGGTTGACAACGGGAGCACGGACGGAACTCAGGATTGGGCCAGGGAGCAACAAGATATTGCCTATGTCCGAAACCGCGTAAACCTAGGCTGTGCCGTTGGCAGAACTCAGGGCGCTGAATGGGC